TCTATTAGAGGCAACAAGATAAAATGCCTTTTACACAGTTTACTAATTTAGATTTTGATCAGATCAAAACTCAAATCAAAGACTATCTTCGTGCCAATTCTAATTTCACGGATTTTGATTTTGAGGGATCTAATTTTTCTGTCTTAATTGATACGCTTGCATATAATACCTATATTACAGCATTTAACTCAAATATGATTGTTAATGAGTCCTTTTTGGATTCGGCAACAATTCGAGAGAATGTTGTTTCCTTGGCGAGAACAATTGGTTACGTACCCCGCTCTAAAACCGCCGCTAGAGCATCAATTACTCTCAACGTACCAACCACCACCACTAGCGCCTTTCTCACCTTACAGGCGGGTCTAGTGTGCGTAGGATCGTTTGATAACACCTCATATAGATTTTCACTTTCTGAAGATGTTACCGCAACAGTAAGTGGAGGGGTTGCAACATTTGGATCTTCTGTTACACCAATCAATGTATATCAAGGGAGTTTATTAAGTAAAGAATTTGTAGTCAACACTTCACAAGATCAGAGATTTATACTTGATAATCCAAATATTGATACATCTACAATGGTTGTATATGTCAAAGGAATAAATGATACTGGGTTGGGGAGAGAATATTTAAAAGTTGACAATATTTTAAAATTAAGTAAAACTTCTGAAATTTATTTAATTCAAGAAGTTCAGGATGAAAGATATGAAATTCTTTTTGGTGATGGATTTTTTGGTAAAAAACTTGAAAATAATTCTGTCGTAACAGTCAAATATATTATAACTGATGGGCAGACTGGAAATGGTGCAACATCATTTGATTTTCAAGGAAATTTTGTCGATTCTTCAAATGTTAGAGTTATTCCATCAGGAACCGTCACTGTTAATACCATACAGAAAGCTTCAAATGGTGGTGAAATAGAATCATTATCATCAATTAAATATTTTGCTCCTAGATTATACTCAGCACAATACAGAGCAGTTACATCAAGAGATTATGAAGCTATTATTCAATCAATATATCCAAACACAGAATCTGTTTCCGTTGTTGGTGGGGAAGAATTAACTCCTCCAAAATTTGGTACTGTTCAAATTAGTATTAAACCAAAAAATGGTACGTTTGTAAGTGATTTTGATAAGCAAAATATTTTATCTAAATTAAAGCAATATTCAATTGCAGGAATTAATCAAAAAATAATTGACCTCAAAATTCTTTATGTTGAGATTGATTCTTCTGTTTATTACAACAGCAGTCAAGTTTCTGATGTCAATACTTTAAAATCATCAGTTATATCATCTCTTACTCAGTATGCCTCTAGTTTAGATGTTAATAAATTTGGAGGTCGATTTAAGTATAGTAAAGCTATACAACTAATTGATAGAGTTAATAATTCTATTACCTCTAATATTACCAAAGTAAGAATTAGAAGGGATATGAAAGTTTTAATAAATCAATTTGCTCAATATGAATTATGCTTTGGAAATCGTTTTCATATTAATCCAGAAGGATTTAATATCAAAAGCACAGGATTTAAGATTGCTGGATCTGATGATATTGTATATTTTACTGATGTTCCAAATACAACAAGTGAAATTGGTGCTAATGGTAAATTAATTACAAAGTTAGATGGTAGTCAAAGGGGGGATTTAGCGGTTATTAAAATGTCAAACACTGGTAATAAAACGGTTGTTATAAAATCTGCAGGAGTGGTAGATTATAAAGAAGGAGAAGTCATAGTTAATACTTTAAATATTACATCAACAGTAGCACCAAATAATATTATTGAAATTCAAGCATTTCCAGAATCAAATGATGTTGTTGGGTTGAAGGATTTATATTTGAGTTTTGATATTTCAAAGAGTAAGATAAATATGGTTAAGGATGTTATTACTTCTGGAGAAGATATCTCAGGAGTTAGTTTTATTAGAGACTTCTACACTTCCAGTTATTCTAACGGAGAAATCGAGAGGAAATAAAATATGTCGAATTTTGAGAAGAGGGTGCAAATCAATAAAATTATTGAAAGTCAACTTCCAGAATTTGTAGTTTCAGATTTTACAAAAGCAACCGAATTCTTTAAACAATATTATATCTCTCAAGAATTTCAGGGAGGAACGGTCGATATTGTAGAAAATTTAGATCAATATTTAAAATTAGATAATTTAGTCCCCGAAGTCATCGTCGGAAAAACAACATTAACATCGGATATATCATCTTCTGCTGGTATTGTTACTGTTACTTCAACTAAAGGTTTTCCATCAGAATATGGGCTATTAAAAATTAATGATGAAATCATCACATATACTGGTATAACGACAAATACGTTTACTGGGTGTGTCAGAGGATTTAGTGGAATCACTGGATATACGGTTGGAGTTTCAACATTTGTTGAAAATATAAACAAACAGTCTCTCACTTTTTCATCATCTGCAAAAAAATCTCACACAAAAAATACAACAGTTGAAAATTTAAGTGTTATATTTTTGCAAGAATTTTATAAAAAACTTAAATATACATTTACACCTGGATTAGAAAATTATAACTTTATCTCTAGTTTGAATGTAGGAAACTTCATTAAACATGCAAGAAATTTTTATCAATCAAAGGGAATAGAGGAATCTGTAAAAATTCTTTTTAAAGTTCTTTATGGCGTTGATGCAAAAGTTTTAGATCTAGAAAGTAGGTTAATTAAACCATCATCTGCTAATTACATCCGTCGTGAAGTTATAATAGCAGAAAGAATTTCTGGTGATCCTTTTAAATTAGAAGGGCAAACAATATTTAAATCCACAGACCTATTAACAAATGCATCTGTTTCTAATGTTGAAATTTTTACTAGAAATAATATACCATATTACAGATTAGAATTATTTGTTGGTTACGATGATAGAGATTTAATAGAGGGAATTTTTGCCGTTCCAGGAAAAACAAAAGCATTAGAGACAGTTTCAGTTGGATCATCAATAATTTCTGTAGATTCAACAATTGGATTTGGGCAGACTGGTACAATAATATCTGGAAATAATAAAATTAATTATAGTTCAAAATCAATTAATCAATTTTTTAAATGCACCGGAGTTTCTGAACAGATTTCAATAACAAGTGACATCAGGTCTGATGAATTAATTTTTGGTTATGAAAATGGTGATCAAACTAAAAAAGTTGAATTACGTATCACGGGAACTCTATCAAAATTAATTGAGGTAGGTAATATTGATAATATACAAGATGGTGAAGAAATAAGTGTTAAAAATCTTGGCGAAGAAATATTAAATCCAAGTAGTAAAACTTATAAAGAGACTTTTGCAAATTCTTGGATTTATAATACGAGTACAAGATATCAAGTATCTTCTATTTCAGGATCAACTTTTACGTTATTGAGTGAAATTGATAAGGCAAGTTTGAAAAGTGGGGATATTGTTGATATTGTGCTGAGAAATACTAGCACTATTGTTTCACCTAACGCTATTGTAAATTCAATCAATTCTTCTTTAAAACAAGTTACACTAAACAATATATCTGGATTTTCTGCTGTCTCATCATTAACATATGACATTAGAAGAAAAGTTAAAAAAGCAAAGAGTTTTAATACCCCTATTATTGATGGAAACGAAAAATACATTTCTGACACATTAAATGTTTATACTGATGGTGATGTTGATGGATATATTGCCTCAAACTCACTACCATCTTATGAAATTGTGGATGAAATAGTAGAGCATAGTATTCCTAACGGAACAGTCACATATCTAGGTGGGTATGATAGCACTGCTTTAGCATATTCCATAATTAAATTTTCTAATAATGTCAGATTTATTGATGGAGATATCGTTGTATATAGAGCGTCTAATCCTTTACCTGGATTAGAATCAGGAACGGACTATTATGTAATATTAACAGCGCCGAATCAAATTCGCCTATATCGATCAATTTCAGGATTAGGTGGATCTAGTTATATTCAGTTTCAATCAACATCTAGCACAGGGGACCATAAATTTACTTTAAAATCCAATGAAGACCGAGTTATATCTCCGAATTTAATTTTAAGAAAATTTCCGCTTTCTCAACAATTTTTAAAAACGAGCAAAAAAACGGATTTAAGAAAATCTACGTCTAATGTTCTTGGTAGTATTGGAATTTTAATTGATGGTGTTGAAATATCAGGACCAGATTCTGCTGATAAAATTTATTACGGCCCACTTAAAAAATTTGAAGTTTTAAATGGTGGTAAAGATTACGATGTTGTTAATCCACCTCAAATTTCAATATCGTCTGGTGTTGGAGTTACAGCACTTGTTGAACCAATTATTTCAGGTATTGTAACTGCAGTTTATGTTGATCCGCAAGATTTTGATATTGTAGATATTGCATCTCTTTCTCTCACAGGAGGTAATGGATCTGGATGTATTTTGGAACCAATTCTTGGTGAAAGATTCAGAGAATTAGAATTTGATAGTAGATCACTTAGTTTTGGTGGTGGAATAGACATTACTTCAGAGACAATTACATTTTTAA